AGCTTATCGAATTTCCGCATATTATCCAGCGCGGACAGCTCGATGCTGGCGAGCTTGCGCGGGGTGATGTCCACCGTGAATTCGCCGACACTGATGTTCTGCGTTGCGCCGCCCGTGCTGGGCACGGAAAGCACCGGGAACAGCTTCGCGCCCTCAAAGCGGCGGCTGTCGAACTGCCCCGTGTCGTTGTTGATTCTCATGGTCAATTCAGCCGAATTCACATTGCCCAGCTCGATGCGCTGACCCTCCGCGCTCCGCCAGTCGATGGTGAACCCGCCGCCGGAAAGAATATCCGATGCGCTGATGTAGAAGGTTGAACCGCTGACCGGTTCTACCCGGACGGAAACATCCATCAGCCCGCCGGCCTTGATGTGGTTCAGCGCTTCCCGGGTTACGGTTCTTGCCATGTGGGTGTCTCCTTTACGGTTGTTTGATTGTCCCGGAACGCCGGATGATGCTGAAGCTTAACGGAAGCCAGCAGTTCATCTTGCTGTTGTACATCCCGCCGCTTCTGTCTCCGACATAGAATTCATCTGTGGTGAAATCTCCAAGCTTTGGATGCACATATGTAACCGTGAAATATTCCTTGTCAAACAATTGCAGGATTTTCGCCTGTGTCTGGGTGTCCGGGTAAGCCCATACCAATCGGAACGCCTCCGTCTGACCAATTCGCTTCTTGTGCATCTTCACATCTTCGGTGCGCCCCGCGCCGGGCGCGCTCGCGTCCTGTATTTCAAAGCCAAACTCGGACGGGCAGGGGCAAGCCTTGCCGTCAACGGACTGTATTGGGTTCATACCGGGAGTAAAAGCCATATCTGCACCTCCTTAAACGCCAAGCGGGACAACGATGCGCCCGGCTCTCTGTGTGGCTCTTTGTGCGGCGGTAAGTGTAAATTTGTCTTCTTCTGAACCGTCTGCACGCTGGAATATTATTGTGGTGTCGCCGCCCATGGGGCTGCTCGCCATCGCACGCGCAACGCCCTGCTCGATGCCTGCGATAATCTGTTCGTTGTTTGCAACTGCTGTCTTGCCGCCCATGCTGCCGACAAGCTCCGCACCGGATTCGCGGGCAATGAAGAGCTGCCCGGTGGTGGGGAAGCCGCCGGATTCAAATCGCTGTATGGTAATCAATTTAACCGGGTCGATGCTCACACCGGGAAGGGTGTTTACGATGCCGACGACTGTGTTCAATCCCTTGATGAACCCGTTGATTATATTTTCGACCCAGCCGAAAACAACGTTTAGACTACCTTTGATTATCCCGGAAACAGAGTCGGATATTTTTACACCAATTTTTGTAAAGAACCCCAAAATTGACTCTATCATTCCGGCGAAAAAGTCCACAATAGGCTCAACCACCTTTGTTCTGATTTTGTTGACAATCTCTGTCATCTTCTTTACAATTTTTGTCGCCAAATCCTGAACGAATGTTACGACGGGGTCTATAATTTTTGTGCGAATCCATTCAACAATCGGCGCAAGCGTCTCCTTGATTTTTCCCCAGACAAAGGTTAGGACGGCAACGATAATTTGCTTTATTGTTCCTACGATTTCCTTGATTTTGTCCGTGACCGACTTCACCGCTGCCCAGATTCCACCCACCACTTCCTTCACGTTATCAATTACACTCTTCGCTACGGTGTATACAAAGTCCCAACCAGCCTTAAAGACACGCTTTATTCCGTCTGTCACAGATTGTACGGTCAAGCCAATTTCTGTAAAAAATCCGCTTACAGCTGTTGTTACTGGCTCTAAAAAGGTCTTTACCTTTTCGAATGCGTCCTTTATCGGGTCTACCAATTTCTCTTTGAACCACTGCGTGAACGGTTCAAAAACACCCTTGATTTTTTCGCCAACCTTTCCTAAAAACACCACGATTTCATCCCAGTACATCACTATCATGGCGATTGCCGCCACAACAGCGCCGACTGCAAGAGGAATCCACCCGCCGATGAGTATCGCAATGCCACCGGCAACCGCCATGATTCCTGCAACTATGGCAATTGCGGTTTCAAGCGACTTGCTTCCATTCAGCGCGTCCTTTATTCCGGCTGCGAGCATGACGATTCCGCCGACAACCAGGCCAACCGCTATTCCTGTCAATCCAAACAGGATGGAAAGACCGCCAACCATGATATATATACCCGCAAGCATACCAGTGAGGTTTCCCCAATCAACCCCGTTGTTCCACGCGTCTATTCCATTTTTTACAAGAAGCACGGCTCCGGCGATTGTGAATACGATTCCGGCGATTGTATAAAGCGCAGTCATTACGGTGGGATTTTCGAGAATTCTCGATATAATACCTGCTCCGTTTGAGATGGTATTTATCCCATCGATGATACCACTGGCAATTTTCCACCCCGCAAACGCCACTCCGATGGCTATAGCTATAACCTTGATTTTCTCGAAGTTATCCTTCAGCCACTCGATTTTTTTCATCAACCATGCAATCTGCGGCTCCCAGCTCTTCATAATGTCATCCACCTTAGACGACACGGCATCTGCAAGGAAGTCATAACCGGGCAGTTCGAAATCAGCCCATCCGCCCATCCCTGCGTCCTTTGCGGCGCTCGGTTGAGAGCCGATAATATTTATCTCGTCAATGCCAAGCATTCCCTTCTTCATGTCCTTTACAGCATCAGTCACATCGTTGATTGCGTTTGCGGAATCCTCCGCATCGCTCGCAATGTGCTGCAAGCCGGAATAATCCATTTCGGGCAGTTCAAAGCCGAACAGCTCCGCAATGGACTGCGCCACGATTTTTATCACGCGCATAAAGGCGATGGCATAGGGCAATACCGCGTTCAGCGCGGGGATAAAGATGTTTCCCAGCGCGCGGGAAGCCTGCGTTGTGGCCGCCTGGAAGATGCGCAGCTGGTTGGCGGGGGCGTTCAAGGTTCGTGCCATGTCGCCCTGCACGATGGTTACTTGCTTCATCAGCGCGTAATAGCGCAGCTGTGACTTTTCCGCCTGTGTCATGGCGTTGAAGGTCTTGGTGATGCCCAATTCTGCCGCGTGTGCCATCAGCCTTGCCTTGGAAAGGTCGTAACCGAGGGCGCGGACAGGCTCCAGCTCACCCGCAAAGGCGGATTGCACCTTTTGCGTGGCGACATCCTCGCTCAAATTGTAGTAGGACGACATATCATAGACAAGCTGGGTCAAGTTTTTGCTCATGTAGGCGGCACGTTCTCCCGCAACACCAAAGCCTGTGGCCAAGGTCATAAAGATACCCTGTGAACGCATCCATTTGGACGGGTCAATGCCCATCACCTCGCTGACCTTATTCGCGTATTCCTGCGCAGAATCGGCGTATTTGCCCATAGAGGAATTGAACAGGTTCAAATCCTCTACATAGCGCATGGACTCCGAAATCCAGTCGCTCATCGTGCGCGCAACCCTGCGAATGGCAATGAGGTATATGCCGAATTTCGCCCTGGCGGCGCTGATTCCCGTGCCGAGGAACCCGAAAGATTTACCGGCACTCTTGTTTGAGCCGGAAAGCTTCTCGTTTTGGGTGATAATGCGCTGAATCTTGCTGGGAAGAGCTGAAAAGCCATTGGAAACCTTTTCCATTTCCGTTGCAAGAGGACGCACCGCGTTTGTAACGCGTATGATTGAATCCGCAAACGCGCCCATGTCCATGCCGTCCAATGCCTTTGCGACTTCGGGCAGTTTCTTCAGCGGTGCTACGATGGATCCGAGATTCGACTTTTCGAGGAGTGCAAGCGGCTGTAAAGAATCGGTCAGCTCGCGCATCTTCCCGGCGAAACTTCCGAGGTCAGTACTGTTCAACTCTTGAACGGCAGCCGGAACCGTTTTCAGCGAGCGAACCATGGCGCTGAATTTTCCGCCGTCAACAGCGGAAAGCTCTCCCAGCCCTGCTGTGAGCTTCTTTATGGGGCTTGTATCTTGAAGGGTGCTTATTGTCTGTTTCAGTTTTTCGAGGTTTTTGGCGGCTCCGCTAAGCCCCGCACCGCCTTTTGCGGCGGCACGGAGCGATTCAAGGGATTTGGTAAGCTTGTCGAGACCGGGAGACGCAGTATTCGCGCCCTGCTCGATTTCAACCTGCAAGCGTTCAATGGTCATTGCTGCGCCTCCTTTCTCTTCCAGTCATTTTCCATGCTTGTGAAAAATGCGATTGTTTTCTGCCGCTCCTGTTCCGCGTAAGCCGCTTTTTCCTCCGGGGACATCGGCGTAAGCCGAATCGGCTTCTCGATGTACTTCTGCGGTTGTTTCCCCTTTTTGGCGAAAGCATTTGCCAGTGAAACACCGACTGCATTGTGGATATACAGTCCTTGCAGCCACAGTTCTTGGTTGCGGCTTTCAATGTCAAGGCTGTGTTTTTTGCGGTATGCCTCAACCAGCCAGTTGTCACCGTCCCAGTACTCGGAATGGGTCATGCCGAGGTGCAGATAGTAGGGGAACGCATCATCGAAGATTTCCGTATAGGATATGAAGCTTTTTACAGCTCCACTGCTGCGTTTTTTTCCTCACCGCCAGCGGTTGACACGAGCGCATCAGAGGGAGCTTGATACAGTTCAACCAACCGCTGTATCATGCCCGATGTTGCGCCGCCGATTTCTTTCAAGATGTCAACTGCGTTGTCGAGTTTCATGCCGTTGTGGTTTTTCTGAAACGCATAAAACCACAAATTTTCAAGTGCGGTCAACGGAGCTGTTTCAAATAGCCCAAGGTGGAAGCCCGCCTTTTCCGCCATCTTGACAACGCTGCGGGAGAACTCCAGCGTGTAGCGCACTTCGCCCGTATCGGGGTCTTTGATGAGAATCGGTTTCACTTTTTCCATAATTTCCTCCTTAAACGCCGGTGGGTTTCGCTGCCCACCCGGCAATAGCTGTCGGCGAAACATACACGGATGTTTCAATCGGTGCATCTACTGTGATGGAACCCAGCCCCATCGGTGAAGGGTCGATTGAGAAGTAGAACGCTCTTGTAAGTCCGGGGATGATAATTGCCATCCATGTTGCCTTGTTGGATGCCTTTGCCGTTGTTGCGGCGGTAACAAGCGTATCCCACGCCGTATGAAATTCCTCTGTGTGGTTTGCCGTGAATGCCAGTGCGCCGCCTGCATCCTTCAGCCCGGAAATGTAGGTGTGCCACTCCACCGCATCCAGCGTGGTTGTTTGGTGCGAGGTGGGTTCTGGGTTGAGGTCTGGGATTTCTTTTATGCCATAGATTCGGGTATACCCGGTTGTGGGTCTGGTGGTGCCGGTCGTGGAAACTGCGTAGTTTACAGACACTCCAGCAGACAAAAGGTCAATTGCCATTATTTCTTATCCTCCTTTTTTTCGGTGGGCTTTTCGATTGCCGCATAGCAAATCGGACAGATATCCTTTTTGCTGTCGATTTCCTTATTGCAATAGGGGCATTTCATGCTTTCTTCCTCACTTTCTGTAAATCAATCCATCCTTCCCAACTACGGCGCTGTGTCTGCCGACAATGCGGTAGATGGTGGCGCTTTCGGCGTTCGGGATTGGGTTTTGCATGGTTCTGGTGAAATTCAGCGCTGCAAACGCACTGTCAAGGACTGCCGCGATTGCTCTGCACTGCGCTTTTTTGCCGGTCTTCAAGTTGGAATACGCGTTCCATTCGTACAATAACGAGGCGTGATTCTCCGTGTTCTCGTCCTGCGACCGGCGGTATACGGTGTTGTCAAGCTCCACGATTGAAACGTGCGGGAAACTGGGCGGCGCTCTGACGTGTTCGGAGCTTAAACCGATGTCCGGGAATGCCGCGAGCAGCGCTTCGGTCACTTTGGCATATACCGGGACTTCAACATCAATCATCGGAACACCTCCCTTGCGATTTTCAAGGCCTCTCTTTCCAATTCAACCGCCGTGTTGTGCATGAACGGTCGAGAGGGCATACCCTGCGTCCAGCGCCAGCGCTTCCCGTCATCACGCAGGCTGTTTTCGTTCAGCGGGTCGTTGTCATCGCCGAGGTACCACCATCCCGCCTCTCCGTGACCCTTCGTGTCGTATGGCCATGGCATAGTGGGATGCGGGTTCTCCTCGCCGACAACGCCCGTGCCGAATTCCACGAAGGCGGCGTGTTTGCAATCAGTAAAAATGATGCCTTTTTTTCCGTCGGTGTACATCATTCCGCTCAAGCTATCCAGCAGCTCGCCCTTGTCGTATGCTGCCATGGACACCACTTGCGCCCTTGCAATCTCTAGACCCTCGGCAACGAGCAGGGACAGGTATTCCTTTATCCGCGCTTCAAGCTGCGCCTTGTACGCCTGTACCTCTTGAATGGCTTTCGTGATGCCTTTTTCGCTCAAGGGAACGCGGATGACGGTTGTTTTCACGAGACATCCACCTTCTTTACCGCCACTTGGCGGCCATTCAAGCTGTCCGCAACCTTTGTGACGATGTAATCGTGTTCTCCGTCCAGCCTGTCAATCCAAAGCAGGCTGTTTTCGTCCAGCGGCTCATCGTTCGGAATCAAGATGCGGTCGTACTCTACGCTCGTCCCAAAGGGCTGTGCGGTGGTCTCGCCGCGCCCGGCGGATATGTTTGCCTTCGCGTCAATCGGCTCGGAATAGAGCAATCTCCATTCGCCTGTGCGCTTTCCGTCCACAAGGATTTCTTCCTTGCCCAGATACAGCGCGCAGCGATAGGGGCGTTGGTTGCGTTTGAGAGGCTTCATGACGGCACCCCCGCGTGCGGTGTGATTTGGTTCAGCAGGCTCGCGGGAATGCCTCCGGCTTCGTAGCTTCTGTTTATGCCGTTCTCGCCGTGGGCAGTCTGTCCCTCCGCGCCGCGCTTGTTCCACAGATACTGCGCAATCTGGCACTGTGTCATGGCGTATTTGTCCGGCACAGCGGTTTGCGTGTTGTCGTAGGGAAATGCAAGGCGCAGGACTTCATTCGCGGCAAGTTTAAGGTAGACCCCAAGTTCAAGCTCCACGTCCCGGTTCGGCGAATGTTCGTCAACCAGATTCCGAAAAATAAGCAGTTTTTCCGTGTCGGTCATCTTGAGGCCTCCTATTTCTTAACCGTTGGTGATGATGCGCGCCATAGGGATTGCCTTCGCATCGAACTTGCGCGACCAATTCGCCTTGTTGAACAGCTGCGCGTCCGTGGGGGAGTTCGTCCATGTACCCGTGGTGGGAATCTTGAAACTGAACCCGTTCGGGTGAATGGTTTCGCGCACGCGGGTATACAGGGTTTCCTGTCCGCCGTTTTTCGCTTCATCGCGCATGACACCGGTCGGGTGGTCAACGCGCGCAGGAGCCGTGCGCAGAACGCCGCGCCCCAAAAGATAGGTGGTGTATTTCGGGAAGTCCGGGTTGCTCACGTCCACAGGAACGCCGTCATCGATGATTGCCGTGTAGCCATTTGCGGAGGCAATCCGCATGGGACGCTGAATGCCGTTCGCATCGGTCTGCTTCCAGAAGTCAAAGATTTGCAAATCCTCAAAGGTGCGCGCAACGCGGGAGTGCATGATTGCCACCGCATACTCGCTCTTGTTGTCGCCGAGCGTCTCGGTCGCCGCATTGTTCAGCGTGTTCGCTTCCATGGTGACAGGCGTTCCGCTTGCGGCGGAAAGGTCGATGGAATGCTTTGCCCAATCGGTATCACCGGTGATGTCGAAAATGCCGCCCAGAAGTCCGATAAGCCGCTTCTGGTACTCCTTCTGCCAGAACCGCGCAACAGAACTTACGATGTGACCCATGGGGTCAGCGCCGGAAAGCTCTGCCACAAAGTCACGCGCCGTCCAGCCGTAGCCTCTGAAGTAGGCGATACCGCTCTGGTAGCCTGCCGTGGTCTCGGAGTCGGGAATGTCGGTCTGACCGTCAAGGTTCACCGGGTTGCCGGTCAGCGTGTTGTAGAACGGGATGGTGTAATAGTTGCCGTCGTTCCGCAGTTCGGCGGCGATTCGCTCATCATGAACGAGCATGCCGCTGTTCATCATTGCCAGCCTTACCGGGTCGGGCTCTGCCGCCCAGGCCTGCATGAACAGCTCTTGGTCAAAGGGATAATTGAGATAGGTTTGAGTTACTACGGGCATTAGGTTTTACCTCCTGTTTCAGATAAAATGTTGAATGTGTCGGGGTCGTCCGCCTTGAGCGCCATCTTTTCGGAAAGCGTCATCTTGCCGAACTTCTCCTTGTCGGTTCCGCCCTTTTCGCCGGGCGGGGGCGTTTGGGTGTTTTGCAGCGCTTCTTTTTTGAGCGCGGCGGCGGCGGCCTCGTTCGCCTTCTTCTGGTTGGCGAAGAATGTTTTCATGTCGCCGTCCGCGAACGCGGTTGCCGTTGCGGCTGCGAGCGATTGCTCATAGCCCAGCGCCAAATACTCCGCCGTGTGTTCGCTGATTGTTTTTTCGCGGCGCAAGCCTTCCAGTTCCGCCAGCATTGCGGCTTGGGCGGCTTCTGTCTCGGCGGCCTTCGATTCCTCTTCGGTCATCTTGTCCGCAAGGGCTTTTTTTGCCTTTGTGAGTTCGGATGCCGTCTTGTCGAAC